TCAAGGTGCAGAAAGTGATAGCCGGGTTAGTGAAGTACCATCCGGTTAATAGTTTGGGAGGATATGCACTCGAGACTGCTCTAGGCATTAATAGTGTGAATGTATTGAATGAAGCTTTCCCTATGAAACTAATGGATGGAAGTATTGTTCATGATCCTGCATCTATGATAGGACCTGAGTCTGTGTTTGCGTTTCTGTAGAATCCTCCTAAGAGGACTCTGAGGAACGTATTGCCCTGACTATAATAAATGCTACTGCAAATACCACGACTGGGATCAATATGTATGACAGGAATAATGCTAGATAAACCAGCATGACTACTGCACCTGTGATCAAGAGTGTTCTGAGTGTCTCCATATGTACCTCCTAGGAGTGTATCAGAGGAAGTTTGCACAATGAATAATCTGGTTCATAAAGTGTGGAAGGATCCTGGTTTGGATCTTTCTGCCATTTACCTGATGGTCCATTAAGGAACCAGGCTTCTGCTTGTACAGGATCTTGTCTACGTGCTGAGATATGCTTCACAACCTGCTTCATGACTAAGTCTATATTATAACCTTCTAGCTCAAGTTCATTGCAAGTAAATACAAGAATATCAGCAAGAGCATCAATTCGATCATGTTCTGTCTGTGCGTCAGCATACTCCTGCAACTCCTCTTGAATAGATGATATGTAAGTTCCCTGAGGAGCAACTATGTTTCTGTCTTTTCTCCAATGACGAAGTCCGTCAACCCACTTCATGAGTTTCCATTACAAGGATGAATGGACCCATCAGGGTTATACATAACAGATGCTCCGGATGTAAACTGAAGATACATGACACCTTCGTGACAAGTCTCAGATGCATCACCAGTAATCTTGGATGTAAAACGATCGACAGCCCCACATCCAGTAAAACTGAATGCAAGTAACGTAAGTAAGATATATACTAAAGTTTTCATTTAGACTCTCCGTGTAATTCATCTACTACAAGCTGCGCGTAACCAGCGATGTCAACCCACGAGTCATCGTAGAATGGATCCCCATTCGCAATGCGACCAAGTTTGTGCAAGATCATATCCACGGCTTCCTGCATGTACGGAGGAAATAAAGCATCAAACTCTTCCCCGGTTGAAACACGAGTCCATAAAGCTTTAAAGAATACATCCTTCAATGCTACTGTGATCTCTGCGTGAGAAGCAAAGTTCCCATACCGAGAACCTCGCTCAACTAAAATATCTTTGACATCTGCCATTATAAGATCCTCACTGATTCGTACATCGTAGGTTTCGTATCTGGCTCCAACTTCTCGTAGAAATCCATAGCCGATTCGTATGACATAAATTTGTAGCGCATGATATCACCAGACTTGCTATGATAAAAGAATACGCTAAACATTGGTTTACCTACCTGAGGTACTCCGCTACTGTTCTTCATGATCTCTCCAATGATCGTAATTTATCTCTGCCCAATCACCTTGGATCTGTTTCGTGTATGCAGTGACAGTTCCACTGAAGAAATCAGTCAATACAGTACCTACTACGTCGTCCATGAATGGTAGAGGGTTTTTAGGTATGTGCCAGTTAGGTTGCATACCAAGTTCTTTGAGTGCGTTATCTGCACAGTATTCTACGTAACGCTTGAGGGATTCATTAGGCATGTGAGGTGGATTCAGGTAATCGATCAACGAGTGTTCGTATGCTACAATCTCTCGGAATGCTTGGTAAATATCAAACTTCAATGAGTCATCCCAGATGTCTGGGTTCTCCTCAATGAAGGTACGGAATAAGTGACAGTTCGCTACACCATGAAGTGCTTCCTCTTTGATAGAGAATTCAACGATGGAACAAAGTCCTGGGTACTTGCCCTGAAACTGGTAGGAGAGTAGTGCTGCAAACTGGGCATACAGAGATACTAATTCAGTACCCCCTCCATATACAGCAATCATCCGAGCAACTGCTCTTCTGAACTCTCGATCTACCTGAGCGTCAGACATACCGACTGCTTTGTAGTCCTCGTACTTTCGTACTTTGGCTTTCTCTACGTACTCCATCTTCGACGACATAACCGGTACATCAAGGAAATCAGAGTATATGCTGTCAGGCATGCCTATGGTCTCCGTGAAGAGACTATAGTTCTCAATGTGGGTAAACTCTCGAGCCATGAAGTTCGAGTGCATAGCGTGGACTTCTGTGGGTTTGAAGATACGTAGGAATGTGGCATAACCAGTTTCTACTAGAACTTCGTTTCCTGTGAAGGTCATAAGTACTTTGTGAAGGTACTCTTTCTCCTCTGCAGAAGCTTTAGCATAATGCGCTACATCTTTAGATAGAGATATCTCATCAGCAGTCCAGTGCATGCGATCATGCATTTTATAGTACTCCCAGAACTGCGGATACTTAAATCCTCCGTTTGGTTTGAATACTGGCATGTTGCCATGTGTTTTGATGAGGCTCATGTGCACCCCAGACAGGTATCTGACATAAGATCTACCTCTGTTTTAATAGTTTGACGTTCTGTGCTACTTGTAGACGCTGTCTGTGTTGTAGATGAACGTAGATAATATAAAGACTTAATCTTCTTCTTCCAGGCTAGGATATGTAAGTCAGATATCAACTGTACATGGCTGTTCCCTGGTACGAATAAGTTAAGTGACTGTCCTTGGTCTACCAAAGGTGATCTGTCTCCAGCCAGTTCGAGTAACCATCTCTGGTCAATCTCGAATGCAGTTTTAAATACATCTTTGATATCCTGGGGCATCCACGCTAGGTGCTGAACTGAACCGCTGTTCTTCTTGATAGAAGTCCACTGTTCATTGATCCAAGCTAGTCCTTCATCGTTAGGGTATCCTCCAGCTTTAAGCGGATAAGGATTAAAACTATAATCGAATATATATTGTTCAAGATACTTATTCGTAATAGCAAAGCTACCCTGCTGTACTTTCTTCGTGAAAGCATTAGTGACCCAAGGTTCCACGCCAGATGATGTAACACCACATAGTGATGAAATACTCATGGTAGGAGCAATAGCTGTAACGTGAATGTTACGTTTAGGTAATACTCTATCTACAACTGGAAAGACTCTTTGTGACATAGGGCATGACATATCCCCATAATCATGACAAGTATCTTCATTATGCTTGTCAGCTGATTCCTTAATCATACTGAAGATCTTCATGTTGAGACCTTTAGCAATAGATGACTCCCAAGGGATGAGTTTAGACTGCAGAAGTGAATGGAAACCCATTACTCCAAGTCCGATACTCCTCTCGTCTATTGCTCCTGCTCTAGCTCGTTCAAAACCAGGTAAATCTGTAGTGAGATCAATAAAGGACTGTAGTACATTATCAAGATAATCAGAACAGTCAGCAATGAACTGATCAAAGCAATGCTGGTATTCATCCCAATACTCAAGGTTAATAGAGCCAAGGCAACAGACACCAGAATGCTGATCATCAGTACGGAGTGTGATCTCAGTACAGAGATTAGAAGTGGTAACTTTGATGTTCTCATGCTTGTATTCCTCCGGGGATAGTTCGTTGACAGTGTCGATGAATAAGAGATATGGTTCACCTTTTAGAGTAACTCGTACTTCCATCAAATGTGTCCATAAGTCTCTGGCTCTGACTGTCTTAACGATAGAACCATCCTTCGGTGATATTAAGTCCCACGGTGAATCGTTGATAACACAGTGCATGAATGCATCAGTGATGACTACGCCATGGTGTAGGTTAGGTGCACGTCTATTCTGGTCACCAGTAGGTTTTCGGAGATCAATGAACTCTTCAATCTCTGGATGATCAATACGCAGATATGCTGCCTCAGATGCTCGTCTAAGTCCTCCCTGGCTAATAGCCAAGGTTGATCTATCAGATACTCCGAGGAATGGTATAAGTCCTGAGGACTTCCCACCATGCTGTCCTACTGGATGATTCACTTCACGTACCAGAGACCAGTCTGTTCCAATACCTCCACCGTAAGCACCTAAGTTAAAGGCTTCGTTGTAGTTCTGGAATATAGAAGGTTTATCATCTGATACTTGTTTAGTGAAACACGAGATAGGAAGACCACGATCTGTACCGGCATTGCTAGATATAGGCGTGCTTGGGTGAAACCATAGATTCTGAATATAGGAACGCATACGTGCTCCATGCTCAGGATCATTCTGATAGGCCTGAGAGACACGATCTAACCATTGGTGATATGATTCACCTGCTAGGAAGTATGTCTCCTTGTAGAGCGCCTGAGAGAACTTAGGAAGTGTATCCCAGTCTCTCGGTGTGTCAGGCATTGATATCTCGATTCACACGCATGCATGTTCGTGCACGATGTTTGATACGAGGTCTCTTTCCTATGGATGGTGTAAGTGGATATTCTCTACGTAACATGAGTTGAGCTAAGTTCATAGGAGACTGTTTAGACTTAACGAGCTTGGTTCCCTTAGCCATGTGACGTACTGCGTAGAATGATCCGGGGATCTCTGTGTCAGCATATGCTGCTGGTTCTTTATCAAAAGGGTTCATGATCAAGCCTCCATAAATGGTAAACGAGGTGCTTCAGTAAGCACAGTGGTGACAGTAGTGATACGAGGTTCAAGTGTAACTTCTACACGAGTCCCAGGGCCACTATCAGCACGTCCAGCAATAGTACGAGTACTAATACTGTAACGATCAGTAGTGAAGCCCTGAGTGGCGAGCCAAAGAGATACTGCTTCATCGAATTCCTTTGATGTTAAATTGATTTGCATGGTGTAACTCCCGTAAATAATGATTGTTTTAACAGATATCCTTCTAACATCCAGATCTGTTCTCTAGCGTCATCATATGCAATCTTTTTACCAATCTCCTCATCGAAGTTAGTCATAGAAGCCGCAGCTGATTTTCCAATAACTACAAAGTTATTTTGCAGTACGATAGCACATACTGTAGAGGTCGTGTTAGGTACAACCCAGTACTCTGCATACTTAATACAAGAGTCGATATGATCTGGTGTAAGCCGTGGAGCATTCAGCCCTTTAGCTTGAATCTCGTTTTCTAGTTGTGTTTCATCAATCACGGTATAACTCCTAAAAATGAATATAGTTTAGCCTGTAGGTAGGCAATGAAGGCAATGAAGCCCATGTGTAAGTAGTCAAAGAATGTAAAATTCTCTGTCATACTAATATCCTGCTGCGTCTGCGGCGATTAGAGCTTTCTTCTCGGCTACAGCTGTCTTCTGGATCTGGTTTAAGAGATCACGGATACGTTTAGAGCATGCTTTAGTAGGTTTAGTTTCGTAGGCTGCGTACTCTGATGCGAGTGCGGTGATAAGTTTGTTCATGGATGTCCTTCTATGAATGTTTGAATTTGCAGTAAGCTGCAATGAGTAGTGCGTCAGATCTCCCATCAAGGAGACCGCCTCGAGATCCATAGATCTCTGCTGTAGGAAATAGTCTAATGGCTATCTCTGCTACGTTCTGTTTGATAGCTTTACCTTTGGCTGATACACCGAAGTGCTTCTGCCATGCTTTCGGCTGAACTAAGTCCAGAGGTAATCCGAGGGTACGAATTATACCATGG